GCTTGACCCTAAGTGTCCTGAGGTTGTCGACGACATCTGTTCCTGTGATAATCGCTAGCTGTAGAAGCTTTGCAACCTGACCAATCACATCATCAGAGAGCTTGTAACTATTTGTTTCCATCTTTTCCTCTTAATTTTGAATTCCTGGAACCCAAAAGGTTGTCCGACCGTCCCTTGTCGTTTCCCTTTTGATCTTGTTGCCCAGAGGATCCTGGGTCTGATTGTAGACAGCAAAACGCTTTGTGTAATCGCCCTTCTCTCCATCAAAGTTGGAGAAAGTGTAGATTGTCGCGCCTCCTGTCTCATAAGAAGTTCTAATCACCTTTTTGATGACTTTATTAAGATTTTTAATTTCTTCGTCACTTAAAGAAGATGTTAGACGGTGAGGATTAAGACCACTAAAATATAGTGATTCTGATTTAAGATAGTTTCCTACACCACAAACTACTTTCTGATCCATTAACACTTCTGCTAGAGTCTTATTATATCTTCTAATAGATCTAAGAAAGACTGCATCTGTCACGTCTTCAGATAGCATATCAGGTCCCAGTTCTTTCAGCTTCTTATCTAGCTGATCCCGAGATGAGATCAATTTTACTGTCCCAAAATTTCTCATATCGTTGAAGTAGACCGTCCCACCGCTCTCTAGCTCAATCTTAATTCGACTGTGCTTAGTCAGATTTGATGACCATGATCCTGTCATACCCAGCGTGCTTAGAAGGTATGTGTCGCCTTCAAGAGTCATGTAGATAAATTTACCCTTACAGCTCACATCAATAACTTGCCTAGGAACCTGCAGAAGGTTCCACCCATCAGGCAAGCGCCTAGCATAGCGACCGCTTATGATAGACGCCGATACAATTTTCTGGTCTAGGATAGAGCGTCGCAATCCGTCCGTAACAATCCTAACTTCTGGTCCCTCAGGCATTTCTAACCTCCTGCACGTTGTTGATCCACTTCCAATACTTCTTCAGAGCACCGTCTTTTGGCTCAGGGATCTGGCTCCACGCGTGTTCACAAAAGATCTTGTAGGCTGCTGTTGCATATTCTCCAATACCATAGAGGTCTCCAGGGTCACGGGAGTTCCAGGAAAGATATTCCTGCGACATCCTTACAAGCGTCTTGCTGCGTCGCTCTCCAAGCCCTAGATCCTTGATCATGAGCCGGATTTCTTCATGATCTGCTAGCGCAGCAGCTGCTGCATTAGGCCATCGATCAAAGAACTGCCACATGATAGGCTCTGCCTCGACACGTTTTGTCAAATTACAGAATATGCATACGACAAAAACGCGCCAAGGATCATCCTGGACCTGCTCTTGTATTAAACCATAGGGCGATGGGGGAGCACGCATGAGACATAATAAACACGAACAAAGTGTTTTACATGAGCGACGAGATGATCAACCTGATTGCTTCTCTAAGTGCCTTCTTTTTGGATGCCTTGCTCTTCTTTAAGACTTTGGTCGCCCACTTTGGAGCTTGCTCTGTGTAGACCTTTAGGGCATACTTGTGCGCCTGCTTTCGTGACTGACCTTTTGCATTCATGGCGTGATTAACAACAGAGCTGTAGATTGACGAGAAGCGTCGCGCTTCTTTGTCTATCTCGCTTGCTGAACGACCCGACTTCTTTAACTTCTTTAAGAAGAATCTAATGACCTTCTGTGAAGTAGAGTCGGGTGGTGGTGCGTATTTTGAGGGCATCGCTCTTACTTATTAGTAAGGCGGAGAAAACTGCTCGACATCATCAAGATGACCGAATGCTTTAATCGTGTGCTTGAACGGATCACCTGGAATGTTCCTTACTAGCTGCAGCATCTTTTCTGCTAGCTCTCTGACTTCTCTCTGAGCATCTTGCTTCATGCGTAGGCCAAGAAAGTGGTTGAAGGATCGCCAATTGAACATCACATCCAATGTAACCTGGTTGCCGTAGGGCAGGTAGAATCGAGCTGATTCTTTCGCCCGCTTACGATTCATGCCGTTCTCGACGAAGCGCTCTAGCGCGTCATGATAGCGCATGAGAGCGTCCTCCATGAAGGCAATGTAGAGAGCCTGCTCTTCTAGCGGCCAGTCTTTCGGAAGAAAGTATTTATCATCACGTAGCTCCTTATAGCGCGCTGATTCGCCATTGACGGACACGCCAATGCGATGCTTTAGGAGATGGATGTGTGTTGCTGTGTCAACTGTCACAAGAAAATGAAGTGAGCTCTTCTCAAACGGTGTCTCATGTCCATTTTCGGCCAGCATTTTTAGGAGCGACGGGATTCGATTCCGCTTCTCCTCTGTTAGGTCACGGCTTGTGCTCGTCCACGCTGACAGTGCGTGTGCCTCGTCGCCACCATAATAGCCAACTAGCTCTACCTTGTTCTCTTGAAAGGGCATATCTTAAGCGCTCCCTGATGTGGTTATCCCACAAAATCTCAAAAAGCCACTGTAAAAGTGTCAAAGTGGATCCTGTTAAGGCCACAATTCCTAGAGATTCTATGGCGTTATTTGTGAAAAAATATGCGATCGAAAAGCCGTAACACATGGAGAATAGTCTCCATGTGACAACTTTTAATAGTAGCTCTGTTCTTCTATTCAAACTTATATTTGACATCAACAGTTAACATCATCTCTGGAATCTTGACATGGTTAATAAGGCCGAGCTCTTTTGCCTCTTCTGGTTCAAGATACCAATCTGCGTGCTTCTTGTGGTGGATCTCATCAAGGAAGAAAGTCTCATCCTTGCCAATGTTGTCTGCCATGAGCTTAAAGATCTTCTCGTTAAGCCGGTCTGTCTCCTTGGCATCTGCCTTGATCTCCTCGACCTTCCCTGCCCCGCCAGATGCCACCTCGTGGATCATGATGGTGGAGTGAGGAGATGCATAGCGCATGCCAGGAACACCACAAGTCAATAGGACCGCGCCACAAGACATAGCCTTTCCTTCGACGATGGTCGCGACTGGAACTCGCGACCCCTTGATGGCATCGATCATGGTCATAAGAGAGTAGACTTGCCCACCGTAGCTATCGATGACGACAGGAATGACGTTTTGCCCGGAACACTGGGCGATCGACATGTGCTGGACGAACTCCTTTGCAGAGTCTTCGTCAAACTTGTTGACGCGGATGATGATGGGAGGAGCGCGAAGTTCGCATTCCTTGACAAGGGGAGAGACGCGTGTGATGATGTTCATACATCTATTATACGCGTCTCTCGCTCATTTTACTAAGAGCACTTGCTAGAACCGCAAGAAGCGCAAGTGACACATCCTTCGATGTAGAACACCTGGTCGCTGCCGCACTCCTTACACTTCTTCTCTGTCGTCGACTTCGTTCCATCGGGAATGTATCCCTTGAGGACGCGAGCGATGCACCGCGCGAAGGCGAACATGTCTGCGCTGTTATCCTTCTGGAGCTGGTCAACGACAAAGTTGACGGGAATGCCATGACGAAGAGCCAGAGAGATCGTCCTCGTGAACGCGCCCTGCGTTGGATTCTCAAATAGGTTGACAACGTCCTTGAAGAGGATGCTATCATCATCGCCGACTGGCACCTTCAAGTTGTAGGTCGCGACACCGTCCTTCTTTCCATTCTTGATGAGGATGCCTGCCTTGGTCTTCTTTGGCACCTCGATGTGCTCCGCCAGGCCGCTAAAGACCTCGTAGGGCTTGCCATCAAGAAGACCAACTAGGACCATCCAGGACTGTGAAACACCTGACTTATCCTTCACATTGACACGATGGATATCGCAGTCAAGCTCCTTTGGACGTTTAGGCGTCGTGCGAGAGTCACCTGCAGGCTTTTCCTTCTTAGGCTCATCAACAGCGATGAGGACACCAGAACGACATCCATCACGATAGACCGTGAATCCCTTGCAACCTGTCTTCCAAGCACGCATGTAGACGGCATTGACCGTCTCACGTGTGGCAGCATTAGGAAGATTGCAGGTCTTGCTGATACTGTGATCAACCCACTTTTGAGCTGCCGCCTGGATGTCGACAGACTTCTCCCAATCGATGTCGTTGGCTGTTCCGCCCCAGTACGGGCTCTCCTGCGGATCGGTCTTGCCGGTGATATCCATCCACTTCTTGAACCAGTGGTGGTAGACGGTATACTCAACCCAGCGGTCACCTAGCTGGTCAACAAAGTCAGGCACAGTCTTAGTGTCACCCTGCGAGATCTTCCTGCGACGCTTGTAGGAGAGGAGGAACGCGGGCTCGATGCCGCTTGTTGTCTGGGTGAGGCAAGAGATCGAACCTACGGGTGCCGTTGTGGTAAGTGCGATGTTGCGCCGACCAGTTGTCTGCCACCGCTGCTTTGTCTCTAGACCACAAGCATCCATGATCTGGTTGATGTAGGGGTGGTCTTTTTCCTTGCTATAGTCAAAGACTGGGAATGCGCCACGCTCTTCAGCAAGCTTGCATGACATCTTATGTGCGCTCACTGCGAGGTGCTGGTAGATGGCAGATGTCATCTCAATAGAGAGCTGCGTACCATAGCGGATGTTAAGCGCAGCAATAGCATCTCCAAGACCCGTGATGCCTAGGCCCGTCCGTCGGCCATTGAGACCAGCTGCTCTGATCTTTAACCAGAGGTCCTTCTCGATGCGCTTGACGCTCTCAGGTTGCGGATCATTCTCGATCTTTTCAAGGATCCGATCCACACACTCGATCTCCAGATCAACTAGGTCGTCCATCAACCTTTGAGCATTGCCGACGGCAGCGGCAAAGCCATAATAGTCAAACTTTGCGTTCGAAGTGAACGGATTTAGGACGAACGTCGTAAGGTTCACAACCATAAGACGACAGGAGTCGTATGGGCTGAGTGGGATTTCACCGCATGGATTTGTCGAGATCGTCTTGTACCCAACATCTCGGTATAGATCGACGATTCCCTGGTCGACAACGGTATCCCAGAACAGCGCACCAGGCTCTGCCGAGGCCCACGCTGCGTCCACGAACTTCTCCCAGACCTGCTTCGCGTCGACCATCTTGACGATCTCAGCGTCCTCAGGACGAGCCTCGACAGGCCAGCGAAGACAGAAGCTGGTGTTACCCTCCACTGCCTGCATGAACTCGTCCGTGAAGCGGATGGAGATGTTCGCGCCCGTCACCTTCTTTAGGTCGCGTTTTATATCGATGAACGTCTCAATCTCTGGGTGGCGACAGTCAATGGTAAGCATGAGCGCACCGCGACGTCCACCCTGGGCTACCTCACGGGTGGAGTTGGAGAACCTCTCCATGAAGATAGAGATGCCATCCGTTGTCCTTGCAGCATTTGTGGTGGGCTGGCCCTTGGGACGGATGTTAGAGATATCCATACCTACGCCGCCGCGACGCTTCATGATCTGGACCTGCTCTTGATCTGAGAACAAGATTCCGCCGTAAGAATCGTGAGGCTGGTCGATAACGAAGCAGTTTGATAGAGACTGCAGCTGATATGGGTTGCCAATGCCAGATAGCGGCGACCCCTGTGGCACAACCTGCTTAAATCCGGAAAGCAGGTTAAAGATTGTCTCCTCAGAGAGAGGATTTGGGTATTTTGCCTCGATCCGAGCAAACTCCTTTGCTAGGCGGCGATGTGTGTCGTCGGGATTTCTTTCTACCTTATTCCCATCGGCATCACGAAGCACGTACTTGTTATAAACGTCAGCGGCGAGATCGTCACCACCAAAATAATCAACGACAGACTGGTCAGACATTCTTGTTCTCTCCAATTAGGTTACAGGGCGATTACTTTGAGTTAACCTCTCGCCATTTCTCTTTGAGCAGATTCTTCATGCTCGTCTTGTCGGTAGCTAACACATCGTCCATGGACATTTCTGCTGCGTCTTCTAGGACAGTGAACTTCGACATGGAAGTATCTATTCGAATCGGGAAGAGCATTCCATCCCGACCAGCACGATTCTTGGCAACAAATAGCCTACCAGCACCCGTAGCCTTTTCATTAGGTTTTCTTGAGACGGAGACCACAACGTCAGCGACCATCGCCTTGCCGTACGCCTCAGACATATTTTCTAGGCCGACAACATCAGCATTTGAGGCATCACGGTTTGCCTGTGACGCAGTCCAGATTGGAACATTAAGATCCATGGCAAGATTTCGAAGCTCCTCATAGACAAGCTTCAGCTCGTGACGAAGAGAATCAAAGGCCCGTGAGGAGCGCATGATGTCTGCGTAGTCAATCAAGATGACGTTTGGTGTGAATGACTTCAACAACAGCTTTTCAATATGATTGCGCAGCGTCTGGACAGAAGCTGTGCCTGTTGGATACTCCTTGATGATCAAGCGTCCTAGATCTTGACTATCCTTATAGAAGTCCAGGACCTCAGTCTTCCTATCGACTACCTCGTTGCTAGGCATGCTGCATAGGTTGGAGTCATATCGAAGTCCAACTGCAGCCTCAGATAGCTCAAACGTGTAGTGAAGCACATTCTTACCCATCTTCAAGGCATGTGCCCCGACAGAGACCAAGTAGTGGCTCTTTCCCACGCCGGTCGGAGCCACAACGACACCTAGCTCTCCCTTGCCTAGACCTCCGTTGAGGACGTCTTGAGCATCAAGATGCTTGATGCCTGTTGGACACGTTGACCTTCGCGTCTTGACAAAGCGTGCCTCAACGTCGGCAAAGAAGTCATGTCCGATCGACATTGGCGTGCCAGCAGACAAGGCCTGCTTCATGACGCCGACAACAGAGTCAAGATTGTCCGTTGCGATCATCTCGACAGCTTTTTCTAGTGCCTCCTTCATTGCCTGCTTTCTGCAAAAATCTAGAGACTTCTCCTTGACATAGGCGATGTCGCCCATATCAGGATTAACTCGAATTCTCTGCAAGAAGTCGACTATCTGGTCACGAAGGATCGTGTCCTTACCCTCGCGCAGATCATCACGGATGATTGTGATGAGCAGGTTAAGTGTAGGAAAATCCTTGTACTTCTTGTAGTAATTGAAGTAGCTGTTGCACAGATACTGCAAGTACTTAAGATCGAAGTACTGCGGGGTCATAATCTCTATCATCTGGGTCGCCCAGGCACGATCAGTCAGGAACGCCTGAAAGACCTTCTCCTGGAAGCCCTTGCCGTATTGGCTGAAATAAGCGTCACTCATGTAGCACCGATGTGGCTAACGGCGTAGAACAGAGAATCAACGTCAAAGTTTCTCACGCCAGTTTTTTGTATGTCTCTCACAAGAGAGATTTTATCGCGCTTGGGTACCCAATTTTCATGTGCATGAACGATTTTATCGATCTGTTGCGGATGTATCGACGCCGTATCAAGGTAGACAAGTTGCCAATTTCTCTCTATAAGCTCGCGAGAATTTACAATCTCATCTATCACTTTGACCTTGCCTGTCTGCCGAGATTTTGCGAGCTCCATGAACTGGTCGAGATGAACGTCATTCTCGCCTAGCAGCTCTGGAAAGCGCTTCGCCAGCGTCTTAAATCCGACTCCTGGAACGCCTGGAATGTTGTCAGAATCGTCACCGCAAATTGACTTTGCAAGCGCAAAGTTATTTGGGTGGACGCCAAACCGCTCGATCACATTCTCAGTGTCAACAAGCTTCTTCCATGTTGGAGAGTAGATGATCGAGCTGTCACGTATGAGCTGGTAGTAGTCCTTATCAGCTGACAGGATCACATGTAGGCAGTCCTTGTGCAGGTACCTGCAGATATATGCAATAACATCATCGGCCTCGCAGTCCTGCGCGTACATCTGGCAGATAGGCAAAGATTTCATAATCTTGACCAGCGCCATGATCTGGTCGTTACGACCCTCGACGGTCTGCGGGATGTCATTCTCGTAATATCTGTTTAGCTTCTCAGGCCGACGATGACCCTTATAATCAGGATATAGCGACCTGCGACGCGATGACCCGCCTCCTTCCCAGACAACATAGACACGCTTTGGGCGAAAACGGAAGCACATGTTCTTGACCTCGTTGAGAAACCCAACAATGCCGCCAACATGGTTTCCGTTCTCACCCAAAGCAGGATGAGCTACGTAGTGCCTCGTGAAGAGGTTGAGGGCATCGACCAGTAAAATCGATGCCTCTCCAGTCACTCAGCTTCTCCCTCAACGTCCTCTGTCATCGGAGGATCGTCCTTGGTCCTAACCATCACTGCCTCGATAAGATCATCGATGTATGCCTTGTATTCTGGTGTCCTCATGATCTCACCGAACTCAGCCTTGTGGAACTTCTTCTCGATTACCACAGCACCCCTGTCCAGATCGGTCACGGTGAACACCTTCCACGCACCATCGCCTGAGACGCAGATCATCTTGTTACCAACCTGACGCTCTCCAGCATCACGTAGGACGTCAAAGATCTCCTCGTGCTCGACGATTCCCTTGCCAAAATGAATCTGGAAGTTTGCCGTCCT